TTTGCCACAGGCTGCGGCTTAGGCTTCGGTAGTTCGCGTTGCGGCGTAGCTGCCTGAGCATCGTCGTCGTCGTCACCCACGCATCCAATCATCGCCAGCAATCCATATCGCCGGGCGTAGGTAATTGCTGAGCCCATTTTCTGGGGGTTGTTCTTGTTCTCACAGTACAGCGGCACCCCACCGTCTTCGATGAAGCTGCCTGACGAATGCACAACCCGTGTGACCAGGCGATCAGGTTGACCGTCATCAGCAGCACAAACCATTTGCATGATGGCAAGGTTATGCTTGCCTAGTGCAAGCTTGGCAGCAGCAAGGCACCCACCTAGCGTGGGGTAGGTGCCGTAGTTTGCCCTGCCGTCTAAGTTTGGATTATCCATTTCATTCAAGGCGGCAATCCAATCAGCCATCAGGTCAGGCTTGTAAGCCTCAATTTCCAACACATTATTCATATAACTCACCCTTCCATCTTCGCGTTAAAGCACTGCGTACATTTGTCCAAAACTGTCTACGCCATGTTTTGTGCGGCAGGGTTTTCAACAGCCCGTCAACTGCGTCGATCCTCTGTGACTCTAGGCGAACAAATCGCGTTTCCATTTTTTTCTCCATACGATTGCGTTTTTTCCAGAATGATTAGGGCGTCTGTCGCCGCTGTCTTCGATGTAGTCCAACCGCGACAGTTCAGTGATCCGTGGACGCACTGAGAGAATTGAATGACCAAGTACGTCTGCCACTTCGTCAGCGGTAAGCCCGTCTTCTGCATTAAAAACGGTCATGCAGAGCTCTCTCAATGTCTGAGCTTTAGGAGCTATGGCTTGAGCGGCAGCGAAGCTGGTGTCGCGCTCCCGTGCACCTGGTTGCAATGGATAATTCATGGCAGCACCACCCAGATTGCAAAAAAAGTAACGAACATAAAAAGGCCAGCGCAAAATTCAATGAGCCTCATCTAATTGCTCCTTTGCTGTTCGTAAGCTGATGCCGATTGCCGAAGCCTCAAGACTGAGCTGGTCAAGCAGCGGACCTTTGCCGTTGCTAATGGCGAAATCATCACCGCATTCGATAATTAATTTTTCTTTATGCAAATATTGATGACGGTCCTGTAGCCACCTCACGACTATTGCGAGTTCTTTCTTGTTCATCCCCATATCCTTTGCGCTGCCGCCCAAAATTCTGGGCTTTTGTTCTTCCACATCCAGTGAGAAAAGTCGGGCGGGATAAGTTCAAACAGCTCGTCAGTGTTCTGTGCTGTTTTCATCAGCTTCTCGCGTACCCGTGCTATTCGTGCCAGATCTTCAATAGACCGGAGCAAAACTTCATCCGACAATTCCTGGCAGTCGGCACTGTCGAATACCCGGTAGCCAATCGGGTTGGCGTACACCAGTTTCACTGGCACGTTTTCGTTTGATTGCTTTAGCCAGTACCAATAGAGGGCCACTTGCCTAACGTGATCAGGTCGTGGCTTGGCTGGCAGCGAGCGAACATTGAAGCCACGGTCGTTGTTTGCCAGAGAAGGCCACATGGTCTTGATCTCGACAACACCGCCGAAGGCTTCTACGTCTATCTCGCCTGTGTGGTAGAGCTCATTGCTTGCAAGCTTGGTGCTTACCCAGCGCCCATCGGTGACCTTGTTAGCCCCCTGTGTAGCCTCTGCGAGCCCCTGAGCCGTGTGCTGACAGATTAGCTCCAGATTAGTGCCGCTTGGTCCTGCTGGCTCGTCCTTCTTCTTCTTTGGCTCATAGATACCGTCGCGGAATATCCCGTGCTTAATTTGGTCGTCCGGGTCATGCTCCACAAAGTCGTGCTCATCAAAGTGAGCGACGGCATGGTGCATTGCCTCGCCGGGTGGCATCTCTTGAATAACTACATTCTTGGCGTATTCTTCAGCGACCTTGCCACCGTGGGCGTTGCAGCCGAATTGATCTGTCAGTCTGTTTGGCCTGGCGACGACCTTCGTAAAGAACTCAAGACAAGCTGGCCGATTCGCACCTGACGGGGAGTGTCCCTTGAAGTTATATTTGCTCGCCCAGCTAGGCGCTGTGTCAAAATCGTCGGTCATTATTGGTAACCTTTAATGTCATTCTTTTAACGAATATTACATTTAAGTTACTATAAGGGGAATCATAGTGCAAATAAAAAACCCCTGCATAAAACAGGGGCTTTTAGAATGACCGATTTAATACGTGTTTTATCGGTAGGGTAGCTACCTGGCAGCAGCTTTCTTTGTAACGCTCGAAACCTTTTTGCGCTTGGTGTTTCGAAGTTTAAAGCTAGGGGTGTATACCTCTTCTTTTTGCGGTTCTGCTTCACCTAGTATTTCAATCGTTTGCAGCTCACCAGGTTTAACAGAGATCGTAATTTTGCGAGCTGCCGAATCATCTGGTTTGTTCATCAACAAAGTATCGACAGACATCTGTAAGATTTTTGACAGTTGGATCAACTGGCTTGCTTTGGGCTCAACCTCGCCACGCTCCCAGCGTCTATAACCGTGAACCGTCACGCCTAGCATGTCTGCCATTTCTTGCGCTGGTATACGCGCAGCTTGACGAAATTCTTTTAAATACATTGATTACCTCTCTACTATTGGTTTTCTATTACTAATCTTTTCGGAAAATCTTTTTGGCATTGGTGTGCTGTGGTGAACCCAAGTCTTCATGTCAAACAGTTCAAGCATCGTCTTGTCGTTGTTATCAAAAACAGTTTTTAGTGAATCATACAAAAATATAATTGCTTCCAAGCTGACATATATCTGTTGTCGAGTTGGCCGTATATGTAGCCCATCAGTCGATTTGCCATACCACAGCGGCGTGTCAGACCAATCCTCGTTCAACTCTGAAATCACATTTAGTTCACGATACTTTGACATAGCGTTTGCAAACTTTTCTTGAAACCAAATGTCCAACAAATTTTTCAACATATCTTCAGTTAACGGCAGGTCGCTAGCCCAAGCAGCCATGAGGATGTGCAAATAGCGACTTCCTCGATAACTTCTGTATATACCGTGTGACCTTGCACCGTGCTTGTTTGTCTGGCGAGGCATTCTTATGTTCGTAGCTGGCGCATAGAGGCCGTAAGCGGTTCTTATTGACCTGGGTAAAGTATCAGCCCAGCAGCCTGTCTTAGTGCCGCAGCTCATTTCCTCTTTACCCATCGGCACATCAAATTGCTTTTCCAACACGTTATTGACCACTGTGCTTTCATCATTTCTGGTCTGAAAAATTCGACGAATGCCGCAACCAAAGTAATCTGTAATTAATTTTTTGATCTGCCTATTTTTAAGTGGATCAATCAGGTCCGTATGCTCTTGGAATATCGGGACCACATTGCTTGTGTGTTTATTGACGCTGACCCTTTCGACTATCCTCTTTTCAAAATCGTGCATAATAATTCCCCTCGTAGCCGTTTTTTACGGCACGGTTACCGTAATGTACATTGACAAGCATGTCCACCAGTAAAAACATGTCGTTTTTTTATTGATGTACACTCCGGGTTACTATTACGTTTACCAACATGTATTTTACACATTGGATCAGACAGTCGAGCAAGACCCAAGGTGCGATAGCTCATCAGCTAAACGTCACTAGAAGTTACATCAATATGATTGCCGCAGGTAAAAAGAAGCCGTCTTGGACAGTCGCTTCCCGTATCCTTGAGATCACGCACGGCGAGGTTACCGCTAATGATTTAATCGCTGAGTTTTCGGCAGATGACTAGGCGCAGCAGAGACTTTTATCCGACACCCTATAGCATTATCAATGTGCTGCTCAGCCGCCTGGAGTGGCCCTCTAGCACCGTATGGGAGCCGTGCGCTGGCGATGGTCGCCTTGCTGGTGCCATGCGTTTTCGGGGTGCAGAGGTCGTCACCCACGACATTGCCACGGGCCATGATTTTTTTGCCTGGGACCGTGCCGAAGCACCAACCTTGATTACAAACCCACCCTTTCGCCTTATGCGCCAGTTCATAGATCACGCCTTTGATATAGGCGTTGAGCGCATGGCCCTGGTGTGCGCTGAAAGACTCTGGGCTTGCGGTAAAGGCCATGAACAATGGAACCGCCATAGACCCAGCCGATTCGCCAATCTGACATGGCGTGAAGACTATCTGGGCAAGGGTGGTTCGCCAGACCGTGCTCTTGCGGTCAGCATCTGGGACAGCCCTCACTCAGATATTTGCCAATTCGAGGTCTGGGACCGTGAATGAAGCCCAAATCCATAAGGGCATTGTCCAATGGCTGAACGTCGCCCTGCCCCCAGGCAGCGTCGTACATCATTCGCCGAACGAGGGGCGTCACCGGGTTCAGTACCGTGTTCACCAGAAGGCAATGGGCATGTTCGCAGGATGGCCTGACCTGGAGCTGTTCATTCCACCGGGGAGCTGGCGAAAGCTCTCTGAATGGGAGCCGATATTCCTAGAGGTCAAGACATCCAAGGGACGGCTAAGCCCTAACCAAAAGGCAGCGCATAAGCTGCTGACAGGCGTTGGCTGCATTGTCCAGGTGGTGCGAAGCATCGAGGACACGGAAGAGGCGC